TGGATTACAGTTTGACGAAAGTAAATCTGAGAATCCATTTGCTTATTACACCGCCGCAGTGACAAATAGTTTTACTCGTATCCTTAATTTAGAAAAGAAGAGTCAAAACATCCGTGACGACTTGTTAGAAGAAGCGGGACTAACTCCAAGTTTGACAAGACAGAACAGTCAAGAGTATGCCGAAGAAATTGCTCGCCAAGCAGAACTATACAAAAATATGCGTATGCCCAAGAGCGAAGAGATTTCGGACGAAGAAGAAATAGAAAACGAAGACATTATGCCTTGACCTTTAAAGTTTTACACGTTATACTTTTAATAGGAGAATTATAATAATGGGCCTATTTAAAAAGGTAGCGTGTTTCACAGATATTCATTTTGGTCTTAAGTCCAACTCAGCAACACATTTGCAGGACTGTGAAGAATTCGTAGATTGGTTTATTTCAACCGCCAAGGAGCAAGGGTGTGAAACTTGCATATTCCTTGGCGATTGGAGTCACAATCGAAATAGTCTAAACCTCTTTACTCTACACAGCAGTATTCGCTGCCTAGAAAAATTAGGTGCTGCCTTTGAGCAGTTCTTTTGGTTCCCCGGCAACCACGATTTGTTTTACAAAGACAAGCGTGACATTCATTCCTCGGCCTTTGGTCGCCATATTCCAGGAGTCACCGTCATAGAGGGTGTAACAACTCTTGATGATGTCACCCTAGTCCCGTGGCTTGTTGGGGATGAGTGGAAAGATATCAGTAAAGTAAAAAGCCGGTATATGTTTGGGCACTTTGAATTACCTCTGTTCTATATGAATGCCATGGTACAGATGCCCGATCACGGTGAATTACAAGCAGAACATTTTAAACACCAAGATTATGTGTTCAGCGGCCATTTCCACAAGCGCCAACAGCGAGGAAAGATTGTCTATATTGGCAACGCCTTTCCTCACAACTTTGCCGACAACTGGGATGACGAGCGAGGTATGATGGTTCTAGAGTGGGGCGGCGAACCTGAGTTTATCAACTGGCCAGATTGCCCCAAGTATCGTGTGGTTAAACTGTCTGACCTTATTGATCAGAAAGACAGCATTATGAAATCTAAAATGCACCTACGGGTAAACTTAGACATCGATATCAGCTATGAAGAAGCAAATTTTATCAAAGAAGAATTCAATAAAAATTATGACATTCGAGAAATTAGTCTAACTCAGGATAAAAGCAACTTAGACGGCATCATCGAAGAAAGCCAAGATGCCAAGTTTGAATCAGTAGACCAAATTGTCACTGAACAGTTACTCAGTATCAATTCCGATCAATACAACATCAACACTCTACTAGAAATTTACAATGAACTTTAATATAAAGAATTTAACCGTAAAGAATTTTATGAGCGTGGGTCAAAATACCCAGGCAGTAGATTTTGATCGCGAATCCTTGACTTTAGTTTTAGGTTCTAATCTAGATCTAGGCGGCGATGATACCGGTTCTAGAAATGGCACTGGCAAGACTACCATTATTAATGCTCTAAGTTATGCTCTGTACGGTCAAGCACTTACCAACATTAAGAAAGAAAACTTAATCAATAAAACCAACAGCAAGGCCATGTTGGTCACTGTTGAGTTTGAAAAAGGTGGTAATCTTTATAGAATTGAACGCGGTCGCAAACCCAATGTGCTCAAGTTGTTTGTCAACAATGATCAGATTAAAACTGAAGAATTAGAAGACGATAGCCAAGGTGATAGCAGAGAAACACAAAAGGCCATCGAACAGATGCTGGGTATGAGCCATACTATGTTTAAACATCTTGTGGCGTTGAATACCTATACTGAACCGTTCCTAGCCATGCGAGCTGCTGATCAACGAGAAGTCATCGAACAACTGCTAGGTATTACTCAATTAAGTGAAAAAGCAGAAACATTGAAGGCCCTGGTTAAAGAAACCAAGGATGCCATTGTATTAGAAACTGCTCGAATTGAAACTGTTAAGAAGTCTAATGAGAATATTCAGAAGAGCATCGACAGCTTAATTACTCGCGGCAATGCTTGGGAAACCAAGAAAGAACAAGATTTAACCAGCCTAGTAAACAATATACAAACACTGGTCACCGTGGATATCAATAACGAACTTGCTGCTCACGCTCAATTAAAAGTGTGGGAAGATAACAACAGCAAGATTATCAGCCTACAGAAACAGAAGTCTACTCTAGAAAGTGCTGTAACACAAGCAGACAAAACTCTTACCAAGTATAATAAAGAATTAGAAAAGTTAGAAACTAAACAATGTCCAGCCTGTGAACAGGATCTTCACGATCACAAGCACGAGGAAATGACTGCCACGGTTACTAAAAATATCACCGATGCTTATACATATCTAGAAAAAGTATCGGCTGATTATCAAAAGATTGTAGACGAAATAACTGCCATCGGCGAACAGCCTAAACGACCTATTACATTCTACGATACAGAAGCAGAAGCACTGGGTCATAAAAATAACTTGGATAGCCTAGAAGCTCGATTGAATCAACGAGCAGAAGAAACTAACCCCTATGCTGAACAGGTTGAAGAACTAAAGAAAAGTGCCCTACAAGAAATCTCGTGGGACTCTATCAACGAGTTAACTAGGATTAAAGAACACCAAGAGTTCCTGCTAAAACTTTTAACCAATAAAGACAGCTTTATTCGCAAGAAGATCATTGATCAGAATTTAAACTATTTGAATAAACGCTTGAGTTATTATATCGACAAGCTAGGATTACCACATACTGTGGTATTCCAAAATGACCTAAATGTGGAAATTACTCAACTAGGTCAAGATTTAGACTTTGATAATTTAAGCCGAGGCGAGCGTAATCGACTGATTCTTTCTATGAGCTTTGCCTTTAGAGATGTATGGGAAGGACTGTACCAGAGCATTAACCTGTTGTTCATCGACGAGCTTGTTGATGCCGGTATGGACTCAGCGGGTGTGGAAAGTGCGCTAGCCGTGCTGAAGAAAATGGCTCGAGAACGAAATAAGAACATTTACCTTATATCTCACAAGGATGAATTGGTGGGCCGTGTAAATAGTGTCCTCCGAGTGGTAAAAGAGAACGGCTTTACTTCGTATAATAATGATTTAGAATATGTGGCTTGAATCTACAAAAGACCATGTAACCTGCGAAAAGTGCGGTAGCCAGGTGTCTAAGCTAACTTACAAACGGTATCACGGTGCCCAATGTATTTTGCTAGATGATCCGGAAATCGTACGAACACGAGCCGAGTATACGCAAGCATACTCAGATTTTGTGGCCGCACTTGTAGAAGTTAATAACTATCATCGTAGGTTCCTTAAATCTAGTGCCCTTAGATCAGGTACCGAGTTTAGGCATACTGTGGTTAGACTACAAAAATTGTGTATTGTTCTAAGAAACCGAAGCAAAGATATGGCCGAGGCATTTGATAAGAAGAAACGAGAAGTAGAGGCCAAAGAGCCACCAAAGAAGTATAAAAAGAAGAATGTGGACATACCAAAATCAAGCAGTGGAGACTCTTCCTGAAGATTGTGTAGGATTTGTATATCTTATCACGAACTTGACCAATGGTAGAAAATATATAGGCAAAAAACTAGCAAAGTTCTCTAAAACAACATATAAAACTGTTACACTAAAGAATGGCACTAAAAAGAAGAAGAAAATTAGAAGCAAAATATCAAGCGACTGGCAAACATATTGGTCTAGCTCAGACGAACTTAAAAAAGATATCGAATTGCTTGGCCAGAATAATTTTACAAGAGAAATATTATTCTATTGCAAAAGTAAAAGTGAATGCACTTATGTAGAAGCAAGAACCCAGTTTGAAAGAAAAGTATTAGAATCAGATGATTATTATAACGGACAGATAAGTTGCAGGATACACCAATCACATATAAAAGGCAAGATTTAATAAATATTAGTGCCAGTCGCGATGCGTCAACATCCACTGACTCTAACAGTTATGAAGGAACTATCAGCATGCCTATTTACCTCTATGTAAAAACCCACAACAAAACTGGGTTAAAATATCTTGGCAAGACTATTTCTATTGATCCGCATTTATATCAAGGTTCGGGCACCGTTTGGAGGCGACATATCAAAAAACACGGATATGATGTAACTACTGAAATTTTGCTTGAAACTACTAATCTATCTGAAATTAAAGAAGCCGGAATTTACTATTCAAATTTATGGAATATTGTAGAATCCAAAGAATTTGCTAATATTGTCCCAGAGATGGGAGACGGTGGCGCTATGCCGTGGACCATTGAAAGCAGACAAAAACTTTCAAGGACAAATAAAGGCAAAAAACATACAGAAGAATCTAAGAAGAAATATAAAGAAGCACAACAAAAACAGGCACAACATCTAAGTAAAAAAACAAAAGAATATCTAGCAATTCCAGAAAATTATAAAAAAAGATGTAACCAACTAGCAGCTAATTGGAATATTCCAGGATACCGAGAACGGATGTCCGAGAAAATGTCCTCCTTAAAATGGTGTAACGACGGTATTAGAAATTATCGTAAGTCTGTTATTCCAGAAGGAATGGTTGCGGGTAAGTTACATTGCCATGGCTCCCACATTAGAAATAAAATTTAGGCACCTTAAACGGTAACAAAAGCAAGCGCAAGCCAATATCGTGCGCCCTAGACCTGGATCTCGGATCACAGGGACGGAAATCTCTTGCCGTTAAGAGTTCTCAATCAGTATCCTTTACAGGACCAAGATCGCAAATAGCCGCGGTTTGATTGTTAGAAGATAGTAGAAAAGGCAAAAAAGAAGGGAGAAAAACCCTGGGTTTACATATGCGATAGTGTGTATATGTAAGCTGCCGTTGAGATGAAGACGGAGCTCGTGGTACCGGTCAACCGCCACTGTAATGCTCTAACACTGTGTGACTGAGGTAACTCGGATAATGTTCTTCGCCCTGTGCGGGCGAAGTGTGACCAAACAATCTGGATAATATTAAAAACGTCTTCGACGAAACAACTGATCTGAGCGTGAGCGATAGATCAAACGAACGCAGTTCGTTTATAAATAGATGATTAAATCTTAATTCTATGAAGCTCAATCACATTTACAACGACTATCTCTATGAAGGACTAGACAAACCATCTATTCGTTCTGTGAGATTATGGGAACACGCAGGTATTTTAATCAAAGAAGCTGCTCTTACTCCTGATCAAATAAATCAACTATTTCAACAAATAGAAGCAGGTGCTACAGCCTCGGGTTCTAATAGAACTATGATTGGGCAAGGTAAAGATATAGCTGCAACAGTTAATAGGGCGTGGGAAGATCTAAAAACTAAAATACAAAACTCTGGTCCTATCAAGGGATTGGATGCCAAATACGATCAAGCTGCTGAAAAGTTAAAACAAGCTACAGGTGGTGATCAAGGCGTAATGAAGTATGTGCAAAAGTACAGAGATTTTGCCAAAGCACATCCAATTGCACAGAGTTTAATTTATTCAGCGTTGATTGCAGCCGCAGGTATCAGTGGTGCTGGATTAGGTGGTGCAGCAGCACTGGGCCTATTTAAAATGGTAGACAAACTGCTGCAAGGCGAGAAGTTTAGCAGCGCTGCTTATGCGGGCGCCAAAACAGGTGCCACTGCTTATGCCGCTGGACAGATTGGCAAAGCACTACAAGGACAACAGGCACAACCATTAGATCATCAATACGGCACTCGTCCTGGTGAAAATGAATTGGTAGGGCAAACTGGTCCCGGACAATATGCCAGCAACTATAGCGGAACTGCTATAGGTGGTATGCCAGTTATTCCCGGACAACCATTAAATCCTACACAAATGGCACTGGCCGATATGTCAATACAAAATGGCAATACACTTAGCCCTGCTGTTCAAGCCGCTTACGATCTAGCAAAACAAAAAGCCACACAAGAATCAATTAACTTGTCAGAATCGGCAATTGCCTTAATAATTGGCAAAGTTGTTGCCCGTCAGCGTAAACTTGATGAGGGTGTTTGGGATACAATTAAACAAAAGGCCGCTACTGTAGGCAAGAACTTAACCACCAAAATCACCGCAGACAAACTACAATCTGCTTGGAAGAAAGCAGGAAGTCCTACAGATAGTGATGCAGTGGCCAACATACTAAAACAAGCAGGCGTAGATGATGCTGTTATCAACAAGGTATTTGGTGATATGCAAATACCTGCACCTGCTGCTACTCCTGCTGCTCAAAATATAAATATTGATGACATTGTTGCTAGAATTAAAAAATTACCACCAGCTGATCAGAAAAAGGTATTAGCCGCATTAGGAACTGCATAATGAGAATCAACGAAATATTAACTGAAAATCAATTAGATGAATTAAGCCTTAAAGGACTAGGGCAAGGCCTTGGCAGAGTTCCTGGTGCAGTTGCTGGGGGAGTAGTTCAAGGACTTAAAAATGTATGGAATGGTGCCAAGCAAGGATACCAAGCAGGACAAACTGCATTAAAACCTGATGCTAATCAAAGTCAAGGTCCTAGTTGGGCAGCGCCTATTCCTACAGGACAAGGTCAACCTGCTACTGCTGCACCGATAGCACAACCGGTAGCAGCGGCTGCTCCTACAGGTGGAGATAATGAAGTTGACCAAATTTTACAACTAGTATCTAAATTAAATCCTGATGCTAAAAAAGATATTGTAAGTAAAATTCAAGCAGAACCTGCAGCTCAAGCAGAACCTGCAGCTCAAGCAGAACCTGCTACGCAACCAACACAACCTGCAAAACCAACAAATACAGACCAAGCACAATCGGCCCAAACAACACAACCTGCAAAACCAACAGCTACTAATTACGGTGGAGGGCAGACTCAAGGTGCTGTTCCAAAAGTTAATTATTCGTTTAACGCTAATACTAAACCGGCTACTGCACCAGTCAAGCCTGCACCTGAGCCAGAAGATGACAATCCTAATATAGTTAGAGGATATAACGAGGATGTAGGTTACAGTCGGTTTCTAGGAATGAATCTTTAAAAGAAAGGAAGACCACTTTCTTTTGTGGTTTCCAAATTCTTTTCAACAATGCGACCGATGATTTCTCGGTCTTCGAAACTCAGCATCATACTTTCGGAATAAGAGAGTCCACCCCTCATATACCAGCATAATTTAAAAAGTTCGTCTTTGATGGCTTTTGAATCTAACTCGTAATCCTTGACCAGCTGGTTAATGCCTTCTAGATCAAGATACAAAAGCCTTATACGAAAAAAGTAGACGGATCAAATGTAATAGGGACTTCTACAGTTTCTCCTGTTATGCCCTTTTCTCGCATCTCATCCGTTACTGCGACCATCATAGGTTTAATAGCATTGTTGTCGCGAAGTTTTTCTAAATGACTTTGGATAGTATTAAAAATATCTTTGTCGATATTATCAACAAACTCTTGAATAAACTGCGGGTTATCTGTACTACCTTGACTGCTTTCTATTCTAGAAATGCTGGCAGATACAGTTCCGATAGTTGAATCGCTGATCTTTTTAAAACTTTCTTGGAATAGTTTAACCTTTTGATCTTCGGAGATATTATCATCGTTGACCATTTGAATGATCTTTTGTGTTTCAAAAGATTGAATAGCAGTCTTTGTTATAGCCTTATAGTTCACAGGTTTTACAAATACAGTTAGATCTTGATTGATAGGAACTACAGGGTCCCATTTTACTTGAGACATCAGTTGGTCCATAATATTTCTTAAATCAACTTGATATTCTAAATCTAAGTCATTACCTAGAGTAAGTGGAACAGTCATCATTTCTCCGTAGGTTGCTAGTCTAATAGCAATGAGAATAATGTCTAA